CAGTGGTTGCTTTAAAAGCGAGTGATTTATATTCATCTATTATAGTTGATCCTAATATTATATTTGTTCTTGTTACAGATTTGATTAATGATTCACTATATGATAAAAAATGTATTATATACTTGGTTGCGTTTTTATCATCTTGTAAAATTTGAAATTCATCTGTGTTTATTATTATTGTGGACATTTTATATTTTATTATATTATTATTTAACTTTATATATTTTGGAATTATGACGTAAAAAAAAATGTACATTTTATACATTTTTTTTATTTTTGTTTTTATTTTTGTTTTTATTTTTGTTTATGTTATTCTAGTTTATTTTATTTAGTTTCTCCTTCTTCTCCTTCTTCACCTTCTTCACCTTCTTCTTCTTTTTCGATTTTTAATAGCTTCTTGAGAACTTGCGTTTTTTGTACAAACTCCTTCACTGCCGTTCCGGAGTTTAGTTGCTTTCCGCTCTGCTTAAGACCTACGCTTGCTCCAGTAGTAACATCTTCTTCTTTTTCTATTTTCTGATTGTCTTCGAGTTTCAATATCTTCTTGAGGATTTGCGTTTTTTGTACAGGAGGTGAACTTGACGGTGTTCGCGGTTCATATTTTTGGTTTTGAGGGCGGCCTCTAACCTGTTGTTCGCCTCCATTTTGTTTGTTATTGAAGTCTTCTCGTGAAAGACGTTTTTGGGGCGATCTGTTGTCGTAGGCGAGCGACCTGACCGCGGATGCCTGTATAACGTCTATTGTGTTTTTGGTTATGATAACATTGGGCGCGTTATTGTTGTTTACTGTATCGAATTGGAAAACGGCTTTCTTTACAACTGGTTTTTGCTGTTGTAAAGACGTGTTTCTTTCATACTTATTTGCGGTTGGTTCTCTGTATGCGGAGACCTTCCAAAACCAAGGATCATCATAAATGATCTTGATCTCCTTACCATTTAAGAGCCTTTCGCGCGCGATTGCGGCGTTCCCTTCATCGAACCATTTCTTAAAATGGATAAATACTCGATTAAACTTCTCCCCTTTTTCAGTACTTTTACTCACAATATCAATTCGGTCCACAATGCCCATATTCAATTCATCAATTGTCTTACGAATGCGTGCTTCGTTGATATTGACAAATACTCTTGGAATACAGATACTAGGAACATTGGCTGGAATAGTTCTGAAATCGATTACGGTGTTTGGTCCGGACATTTTATCGATAACTTATTATTATTATTATTATTATAAATCTTATTATTATTATTACTTACTTACTTTTATTAATTTATATTTTGATCTTTTTTTGGAGGTATCAATATCTTACTTGGTTTAAAACAATTCAATTTTTTTTTTAATTTAGTTGGTTTTTAAAATAATAATTTTTTTTATTTTTTTTTTTTTTTTTTTTTTTTATTTTTTTTTTTTATTTAATATTTATTTTTTTATATTTATAATTTTTTATTTTAATTTCTTCTTTATGAGTTTCATAGTATTTTTTAGAATTAGATTGATATGTATTAAGTTTATGTTTAAGGTTTATTATTTCATTTTCTAATAAATTAATCCTTTCCTTTAAAGCATTATTTTCATAAATAATTTCTTCTGTATTATTCATTTAACTATTATATTAAATAAATATATTTTTATATATTTTAGACTTAAAATAATTTAATTATAAGATTATAATATACATAACATGGCTGGTGGTCTTATGCAATTAGTAGCTATTGGGCAACAAAATGTGATTTTAAACGGTTCGCCTAGCAAGACTTTCTGGAAGGCTGCGTATAAAAAATATACTAATTTTGGGAAACAGAATTTCAGACTTGATTTCGATGGTACTCCTAGTTTAAGTCTAACAACTGAATCTACATTTAACTTTAAAGTCAAGAGATATGCTGACCTCCTTATGGATTGTTATATTTCAATCAATTTACCAACTATTTGGAGTCCTATTTTGCCTCCACGTGCTGTCGTACAACCTGATGGCTCAACTATTTATACCGATTGGGCTAAATATGAATTTCAATGGATAAAGGATATTGGCGCTCAAATAATTAGTCGTATTACTATTACTTGTGGTAATCAAAAATTACAAGAATATTCAGGACAATATCTTTTAGCTTCAACTCAAAGAGATTTTTCTGGTAGAAAACTAGATTTATTTAATGAAATGATAGGTAATGTTCCTGAATTAAATGATCCGGCAAATGCTGGTTCCCGTGTAAATGCGTATCCAAATGCTTTTTTCCAGGGTATGCCATCATCATCAACAACACCTAACCCAGCAGGCGCTCAGCCTTCTATAGAGGGTAGAAACTTAATGATTCCTCTAGGAGCATGGTTTAATTTAGTTTCAACACAAGCATTTCCTTTGGTCGCACTTCAATATAATGAATTACAAATTAGTGTGTCATTTAGACCTATTAATGAGTGGTTTACAATTCGAGATGTAATGGATTATACAAATACATTTCCAGTTGTTGCACCAAACTTTAATCAATATTATATGCAGTTTTATAGATTTCTTCAAACGCCTCCGGATGAAACATTAGGACCCACATCCTATGTAGACACAAGAACAAATTGGAACGCCGACATTAATTTAAATTGTACTTATTGTTTTCTCTCGAATGATGAATCTGAAATATTTGCTAAAAATGAACAAAAGTATATTTTCAAACAAGTTTATGAAAAACCATATTATAATGTAACTGGAGCGAACAGGATTAATTTGGATTCAATAGGTATGGTTATTAGTTGGATGTTTTATTTTCAAAGAAGTGATGCTAATTTGCGTAATCAATGGTCTAACTATACTAATTGGCCTTACGAGCATATGCCTCTGGATATAACCCCTGCTTCAACTGCTGGAGACTATCCAAATCCTGCACCATCACCGCCAAATCCCGCAACACTTGGTCCCGGTTTAAATCCAGATGGAACATTAAGTGGTCTTTACACTACTGGAGCGTATAATCCACAAAATATAAAAAATATCTTGATCGCTCTTGGAATATTAATGGATGGACAATATAGAGAGAATATTTTACCCGTTAATGTATATAATTATATAGAAAAATATGTCAGAACAGCTGGATTTGCTCCACCAGGATTGTACTGTTATAATTTTTGTTTAGATACAAATCCTTTTACAATTCAACCTTCCGGTGCTATGAATATGAGTAGATTTACAAATATTCAATTTGAATTTACAACAAATGTTCCACCAATTGACCCGTATGCACAGTCATTAACTATTTGTGATCCAACTACAGGTGATATAATTGGTATTAATAAGCCAACATGGAGAATTTATGACTACAATTATAATATGTATTTGATGGAAGAGAGAGTAAACATGGTAGTATTTATTGGCGGCAATGCTGGTCTTTTATATGCTACTTAATTCTATTTAAAATTATTATATTATTTATTAAATTTAATAATATAATTTAACCAAAGGTATCTTCGATTTAACCTAAGGAGCTCGTGGTGTATCAGGATCTCTCCAGTCAATATCATGCGCTTCAAAAAACACTGGATCACCAATATCTTTATTTAAAAAAACCATAATAGGCTCGGCGTTTGGTTTATATAAAGGCAATTTATTACCTTCAACAACAATTTTTCTAAGCTTAACATTTGAATCTTCAAGTTTTTTACCTTTCCAAAATAAAGTAAATGGTTGAGGTGTTCCTGTTGTATCTTCATTTAAACCTCTATCTATAACGAAATTTTTTAAATCTTCAATAGTTCCTGCATCTATACTTCTATCTAAATGTGAATTTACAAATTTTTCAGACATTTCTTGTGTGCTACCTCTAGCAGACTTAATTAACAAATGATAATGCGGTAAATCTTCGTCTTCATGACCTCCCATTCTGGTTTTTCTATATCTTCTTGTTTTTCTTTTTAGATTTTTACGAGATTTATTTTTTCTATTTCTATAAGTTTTCTTCATATAAATATCAAAATATAAAATATAAATATATACTCTAAATAAATAGTATAAATAAATAACAATTAGTAATATAATATTGCCATGATGATGCTTAGATATAATAATATACAAAAACTTGGGTTAAACAAATTTATTTCAAGAAGTATTTTTAATTATAAAAATCCCACAAATTTATCAGAAAATGAAGATAAACTTAAAAAATTAGAAAGTAATAAATAAAATTACATACTTAAAGACCGATACACTACATGATGAAGGGAAAAACATGAATTTCTGAAAAAAGTCGCTTAAAAAGTTTCCTTCACATGTAGTATTGAATATTAAAATTTTTCGGGGAAAGTTTTTTTGAAAAGTCAATTTTGGACATTTTTAATGTCCATTTTTCAAAACCTAGAATATTTTATGTCAAAAATATAATTCTGTGACCATAATTAAAAATTAGCATCTGGTCACCAAAAAAATAATTATAAAAATGTTACCATAATTTTTTTATTGTTTTTATAAAAAAGGATTTAGGCGTTTTTTTATTATCATTATATGGTAAATATGGATAATAAAAAAACGCCAAAAAACGCCGAAATTTTCTATTGTGAATATTGTGACTTCAAATGCTTTAAATATAGTGATTGGGAAAGACATATTGTGAGACCAAAACACATAAAAAATGAAAATGATAACGAAAATGGTAAAAATGATAACGAAAAAACCCTAAAAAACGCCTTATTTAATTACGTGTGCTCATGCGGAAAGGTTTATAAACATGCGTCAGGATTGTCGCGACATAAAAACGCCGGGTACTGTACACCTATTCAAAATTTAGACAATACAAATATTTCTAACGGAGAAGAAGAGTCCGAATTTAAAGTTTTGACTAACTTAGTCTTAGAAGTTGTTAAACAAAATCAAGAACTTATTAGTCAAAATAATGAAGCTCACAAACATAACCAAGAGCTTACAAATAAAATTGTCGAAATCAGTAAAAATGGAATAGGGAATACAACAATAACCAATAGCAATAATAATTCAAATAATAAAACTTTCAATCTTAATGTATTTTTAAATGAAACTTGTAAAGATGCCATGAATATTATGGACTTTGTAGATTCATTAAAACTTCAATTATCAGACTTAGAAAGTGTTGGAAGATTAGGTTTTGTAGAAGGAATTTCTAATATTATTATTAAAAATCTTAACGAAATGGATGTACATAAAAGACCAGTTCATTGTAGTGATTCAAAGAGAGAAGTAATGTACATTAAAGATGAAGATAAATGGGAAAAGGAAAATGAAAACAAACTAAAACTTCGTAAAGCAATTAAACGTGTCGCAAATAAAAATCAAAGATTGCTTCCAAAGTTTAAAGAAGAACATCCAGATTGTGGAAAATATCATTCCAAATTTTCTGATCAATATAACAAACTTGTAGTTGAATCTATGGGAGGTTCAGGAGATAATGATTTAGAAAAAGAGGACAAAATCATTAAAAAAATAGCAAAAGAAGTTATAATAGATAAAAGTTGTTAAATTAATTTGTTGGCATAGGTGCGTTTGAAGCAAATGGTCCATCTTCTATAAATTCACCTGTTAAACTATATCTTTTAGGGTAATCCGGCATATATTGTAGCCCAGATGGTTTATATCTTTGGTCGAATAGTTTTTTACTTTCATTAAATCCTTGAGACCATACATCAACACCAAAGTTTGCTTCAGCAGGTTTAGAATACATGTTGGATGTAATCTCAAGTTCTTTTGTTCCATAACCGCTGGTTAAAGGAGAATATTGAGGCGTTACACCCCATGTTAATTTACCAGCATCATTATCTCCAGGAACGCATCCTTTTGCTTTTGAAAGAGGAGGTGAATATGGTTGGCATCCTGGGCAATCAATATCGGCAGAACATTGTTGACCAGTTATGGAACATCTGGCAGTTGGACCGCAAAAGTTTTTACAACTATAGGTTGTTGTTAAAGGTAGATCCACAGTATGGCTTGTTGAACCATCATACTTTTCTTGAGTAACGTTATTTGTAAAACATTCAACCGAAGGTCGAAACGCAGGTGCCCTTGGGAGCTTTGCTTCAACTATGTAATTTTCATTTGTTAAATAATCAATCCACTTAAATATTGCTACAAATAATATGAAGCTTATTATTATCAAAAATAAAATGTTATATTGATTTTGAGAGAATTCCATATAATATAATTTAATATTAAAATAATTAGGACTACATTTATTAACCTAATTAGGCATTTTAGTAAATAAAATAAATTACAAATATTTTATATCATTTTAATATAAGTATGTCAGAATCAAGCGATACCTCAGCTATTGATGAAAAAAAGAACGAAGAAACATCTTCATCAATTAACGGTGATTATATTCAAAATATTGGAGGTTTTCTCTCTTCAGTGATTGTTATGTTTATAGCTATAACAGTTTATTATACAGGAAGTGGATTAATATTATATGCTTGTAAGTTAGCACAGTCGAATATTTTACCAACCGATATTCACTGTTCACCTTATACAGACTCAAAACCAAATATACAACCTATAAA